ATAACATACCAGAAATATAATCTGTTCCTGCTAATGGTCTGCCTAAACCGCCTTGTCCTTTGTTAAATATAACGTTATTTGCCATTTATAATATTTTAAAGATTATTTTTTCTTTTTTTGTTTATCTTCAGATACTTCCTCAGATACTTCATTTTTAACAACAAATAATTCTAATTTATTGCTTTTAGCGTATTCCTCAACATTAGCAATTTCAGAAATATTGTCTAAGTGGAAAATAGCTTTATTACTTGCAACAATTACAATATTAGATGTTTCTAATACGTCTTTTGCTACTTCTTTTGCTTTGTTTAAATCCATTTTAAGGGTATTATATAAAGGGGTTGCACTACACAACCCCCTTAAAGATTAATATTAGTTAGCTTGTACGATAGCTACAATTCCAACTTGAGATGTACGCATTTTAGATGCACCAAAGTTTTGTAAAGCTGATAAAATTGAACCGTAGTAAGCAGGATCATTTTCATTTACAAATACATCAGCACTTCCTTTTGCTTTTGCAACAAATGAAGGATGGTAAGCTAAACAAGCTAAGTTATCAGTAGTTGCAGGCGAACTAGGCGCACCAGTTCCATCAGCAACAGTTTTTAATACTGGAGTAGCTGTATTATCATAAACAACTACTGTTGAACGAATCATAATATCAAAACCATGAATACGGTTAACAACACCACTAGGTAATGCAGATTGACCATAAACTTGTTGAGAATACACATCACTAATAGCTAATAACTGACCGTTATAGATAGAAGATGGCATTAATAAAATACGTCCTTCTTGTGGTACGTTTGCAGCATCTAAAATTCCTTTTGCAGTTAAAATATCAGCTAAAGTAATTGCTAAACGTGTAGATGTAGCAGATGGGGCTAATGCAGAAGATACTGCTGAACCAGTTGTTTTTACGAAAGTTCCAGCACCAGCAGGAGCCCATTTGTATAAAGCATGGTTAGTAATAACTTCTTCTAAAGTATTTAATTGTTGGCTTAAAACACTCATACGCTTGTCATAAGAGATATAAGATGTTTCTTGACCTCTTTCGATGTGGATAGGCTCTACATAGTAAGTGTCCATTGAATAAGTTAATTCGCTATCAGTTCTTTGAGAGATAGTTGCAGGGAATGAACCTAAGTTTTTAGAAATAGTTGGATTTGCTCCAGCTTGTGGAACGTGAACTGTTTTGTAGTTTACAAATCCATCGTGATTTACTGCACGATTAATAATTGCGTTGTTTTTAAAAAGGTTCTCTTGAATATCTGATAACCATTGTTCTCTGTCTAATGCCATGATTTTTAGTTTTTAAGTTTATTGTTTTTTATTATTTTTATTTATTAATCTACTTGTTGTTTAGTACCAACTGGATAGTAATAAGTTCCATTATATAAGAACCCTTGTGTCCATGTTTTACCAGCTACTCCTGCTACTGTTGGAGATACTACTGCACCTGCAAAAGTTGTAACTTCTGTTGATGTAGTTTTAACTGCTACTAACATAAATGCACCAGCTTTTAATCCACTAGATGCCGTTACGCTTAATGTAGCTGCTGCTGTTAAAGTAGGAGCTGACATAATAGCCATTTGGTTAGATACTGTAACTGCCAATGTACCGCTAGTTGCTGTCGTAAAAGACTGAGCTGCACCGAATGGGTAGTTAATTACTTTGCTTGTTTGAGCATTAACAGATACTACTGCTAAAAATGCTAAGATTGATAGGATTTTTTTCATTTGTTTTTATTTTTTATAGAATTTATTATACATTTCTGTGTAAACTTCTGGAGTTTCGTTTTTGATTTTAACTAATCCATTAGGGTCTTTCTTTTCCCAATCTCTAATAGTCCAATCATTACGTTCTTCAGTATTAATTACATTTTTAACATCAAATACCTTAACAGCATCTTTAACGTTATTAATTTTGCTAATCATATTAGAAACAAATTCAAAGTTGTTTTTAGCCATTTCGATAGTAGAATCCTTTTCAGTTTCTAAAATCTTTTTTTCTTTGATAGCGTTTTCAACTAATTCAATAGCCTTAGCTTCTAATTCTTTTGCAGCTAATTCCTTAGCTTCGTTTTCCTTAGCTTCGTTAGCATCAACGATAGCTTTTAATCTATCAACTTCTGCTTGTAACTCAGCATTTTTAATATCCTTTTCTTCAATAGCTGAAACAATAGCTGTTTCATCTGCTTCGTTGGATAGTTTCAATACGTTTTGTATTTTTTCCATGTTTGGTTTATTTATGATTTTATTATAAATTATAGCCATATTACTAAGGCTTTCTGATTTACTAATTTTGTATTTTTTTGTACTTGCAACAACTTCATCAACTAACCCCATGTTTAATGCTTCATTAGCACCTAACCAAGTTTCTTTATCCATCATTGCAGATATTTCTTCTGGAGTTTGTTTTGTTCTATTGCTTAGGATTGTAACTAAAGTATCTTTAACTAAATCTAAAACAGCAGTATCATTACCACCACTAGGATTATGTAACATTAAAGTTCCAAAATCTGCCATGTAACACTTTTTACCAGCCATTGCAATTACACCACTAATACTAGCAGCTAAACCATCAATATAGGTATCACAAGGGACTTTTGAATTAAGGATAGCAGATACAATAGAATAACCATCTAATACAGAACCACCAATAGAGTTAATTCGCACCTTAATTTTACTACATTTATCTTGTAAATACTGCATTTCGTATGCAAAAGAACTGCCAGAAATACCATATACATAATTACCACTAGAATCAACTGAATCCCCTATTTGACTATAAAGTAAAATAGTTGCTTCATCTTCACTAATATTTTTTATGTACTTAAAATCCATTATACAAAAATAATTACTATATTTACGACAAATAACGTATTGTTACTATAATATTAATGGGTAGAAAAAACAATAGTGAAGATGTAAGAAGAAAGTTTTTAGCGGTTGGCGTTAGATTAACTTGTTATATTAGCGGTAAAAAAAAGAATATCTTTATGGTTGACCAATTGAAAAGGGATATTGGCGAAGGCGAACTAGTAAAAAATATACTAGACATTCATTACTCTATACTTGAAGAGATACCAGAAATGAAGTATAAAGAATTTACAGAATTAAAGAAGTATTTAATAGATAAAGTAAAATTGAAATAATATGAAAATACTTAAAATAATATTTAAGAAACACTATTTACTCAATGAATATATTAAAAATGAATACAAACATTTTGGTACAAATGAATACAATGAAGAATATATGAATTTTTTATGGGATGCTAAATTAAATTTGCATCTTAAATATATTATTTATATTACTTGTCTAATTGCATTAATTATTATTACTTTAAAATGAAAAACCCTCACTAAGTAAGGGCTTATCAATTGTGATAACAACGTATTCAAACGGTTATCAATTATATTTATTCAATAAGAAATTTACACCTCTACCATTGAAAAATTATTGTTAGTAAAGCTGGCATTTGAACTAATGTATTTTATTTGAACTTTTACAATAGTATTTGGTGGTACTGAAACAACTTTACTTATAGATAAGCAAGATACAAAATCAGCAGCCGCACCCGGATTCGCACTTACTTGCGCCTCTCTTAATGTCGTAGCCCCTGATAGTATTTTGGCTACACCTCCTTCATCTCCTGTTGTTGAAAATTGAACAAATCCCTCATAACTAATAATCCAATTTCTTGTAACACCATCATTAGGCGTGGTGTAAGTTGCTAGGTTTAAATCTACATACGAGCCAGTAGCTGATTGCGTTATTGGAGTTGTGTTTACAACTATACTTCCATCACCATAAGCACTTACTAAATCAGTAGCATCAAAATCACCACCACTTGCAACATCAGTAGCAACATAAGTGTAAATATCATGTACGTTTTTAGATGAACTATCTGTAAATATAATTGGATCAGCAGTAGCGTCTTGCGTTTTAGTTAAAATAAATTGCGCTACGTTTGTCGCACCATTTACTGCAGTAGTTTCATAAAATTTACCTCCGTAAAATATTTCTCCAGCAGTAACATCTTTATTACTATCAGTAACCACACATCCACTAATAACGTATGGTACTGTTAATGAATAACTCCCAACTGTTTGTGTAATGAACGCCTTAACCATCGCTGCATAATTTTCAGCTTCATAATCTTGTAAAAACTTTAAACTTCTAGCTGTAAATGGTTGTTTTGCCGTAGGGCTAACAATTTGATTTATTGATATTTCTTTCATTGTGTATTATTAATATGTTTGTATATCGTATTGCATTCCTGCTAAATTATATTTATCTGCAAATGTTCTTATTATTAAATCAGCATCCGTACCTAACGATGTATGATAAGCTACTGGCACAAAAATAGTATAATCGTATATTGCAGTTGCATAAGTAGCTGTTAAATCCATATAATCTTCTTGCTCGATGCTATTTAATGGCATAACAGATGACTCTGTACTTGATAAATCCATTACAAAAACGTTTCCAACATCTACAAAATTATTGGTAATATAAATGCCACTTGTTATAAAGAATCTATTTAAAGCATATTCAAATACTAATTTTTGAGCAGAATAAGCAACTCTTTCTTTAGCACCAATAAATATATCATTTACCTTAGTCCAGAACGTTGTATTAGTTGGCGCTTCACCGCTAAATGATTGAGCAACGCCATTAGAATCTGTATAAGTAGCTTCATATATTGCCTTATCAGTATAAGTTACTCTATCTCCAAAATCATAAGTAGTAGCACCAGAATAGTTAGCGTAAGAAGTTCCATCTTTGTAATCTTCAAATATTAAAGACCATTTATTTTGAATAGGTTTAGTTAGCACATAAAGCCACGCTAAGAACTTAGGCTCTCTTAACGATGGTGGTGTTAGCTGTTCTGCTACTATTTCATTATCAAAATTATATAACGCCATTACTGAGGTGTAAAAGTTAAAGTATCTGTAAATGTATTACTAGCCGTTGTTTCTTCCACTGCATAACCAGCCTCTAATTGAAATAAAGGAATAAGATTAGTAAAGTTTTGAACTAAGTATGTTTTACTTGCAAATGCAGTAGCATCTGGTCTAATTGCAACATCTTCTAGCAACACATCATTTACACCAGTAACCGATTGTATAGCATCAACAATGGCAGTTAATTTAACCTTGCCATCAAATGGTAAATTAGCTAAATAAGTATTTATAGCAGCAATAGTAGCTGCTGATATGGTAGCTGCATATTGTCCATCGTAGTAAATTGTAGCCTTTAAATATAACTTATCAGCAGTTAAAGAAGATGCGATATAATTAACTCCAGCAAAACAAATATCATCTAAATAACCTTCTAATGAAGATAATTCTGGAGCAGATAAAGCAACTGGCGGATCTGATTTAGCAACTTTAACTAAAACGGTTCTTTGTGCCGTTCTGTTTACTGCACATCTAGTAATAATGCGTTTTGTAGCATCTATTGTAGTATAATTAATTGAAAAATCAGAACCTACTGCTAATACTTGTGGTGTAACTGAATCATATTGAAATAATAATACTTTTGATTGTAACCATGCGGATGTACCAACTGCTGCATTAGATATTAACGTTTCTAATTTAGATTTGTAAATATCCCATAAAGTTTCTTGTAAGTACATTTGTACCGCTACAATATACTTCCATAATTTATAAATAGCTGAATTAGAAGGGCTGTTTAAACCACTTAATCCAGTTTGTGCAGTTTGTTCTGCATCCATTAAAGCTAATAAAGTTGCTACTGACCTTGCCATTATGTTAATTCGTCTGGTGTATTAATTGTTGCGTTAATTACTGGTGTTAAAGTTCCAGTAGTTGTATCTGTTATTAAATTATCGTTTCCTAAAGTTGCATAATCTTGTATGTAGTCTTGTACATTAGGATGGTCGAAATTCTGTTCTTCATTGCGTCTAAGTAATTTACCAAATGTACCATATCTTGCAGTATGTACTGTTTGCCAAACACTATCGGTTAGCGTTAGTATTGAAGTATCTTCATCTAAATAAGACTCAAATAAAATATGTAAACGTACTGTTAAATCGTATTCTTGACTAGATGCTAATTTACCTTTATCTCTATAAGTAGAAGGTAAAAACTCAATACCAATAGAAGGGTATAAAAACGGATTTTCTTCACTTTCTCGCTCTAATTGGTTATTCCATAGGAACACTTTTTTGATGCCACTAATAGCTTCTAAATCAGTTTTTAATAAGTTATATAAATTTAGTTTAGACATTAATGCAAATATACAAATTATTTATTAAATTGTTTCTTAATATTTTTATCAATAAATGCCATTAATTTACGGTTTAACTGTCCGCTATAACCTATAAACTGTCTTTTAGGCATTCTACCCTCACCATTATTATGAACTCTAGCATAAGGTACATCTGTCATAATTTTAACAGCTAAATTACCTAATCTTCTACTTCTTAACGACCTTCTTAATCTACCAGATTTAACTAAAACAGCTCTACTTCCACCTCGTTCACGTTTCTTTCTAGGTTTCCAACGTTCTAAACTTTCATCTGTAAAACCACCATCACTAAAAGACTTCGTAAAATGATTAACGGAAATAACGCCAGCAGCTTCAACTATTTTATTAAGTTGAGGTTTAAAGGCTTCAATCTGTTTTAATATCTTCTTATGTTCTGCAAAAGTAGCCATTAATTCAATCCGTAAAAGTATAATTGACAGTAATATAAACCTTCTTTATTTTGATTTAGTAAAACGTGTGTAAAAAAGTGTATAGAGTAAGTTAATTGCTCATTTACATTACCTTTGCCTATTAGGGTATTTATCATGGTTTAGGTAAATAAAAGTTGTTATCTAATAAAATTTTGTCTTTTGGCGCTACCGTAAAATAAGGGTGCTTATCACTAAACACTATTCTTTGTTTTCCTGCATTCATCATAAACTCAGGCGGTACGGTATCAGGTTTTTTAAATCCTTTTAAGCTTGTTTTTACACTATCATCTGTTTGTAATACAGTACATCTACACCCCCAGCCATTCGGTGGATAGTAATTATCCCAAAACTTATCATTAACTGGACGTGAAATATTATTTAACATAGCGTGTTCAATTCGTACCCTTCCATCTCCAACGGTGCTATAAGTTAGCATTGGCAATAACTCACTATTACTTTCAATCTCCATCCACATACTAGCACTTCTACTTTGTGATATGGCCGCATTATACTCAGCCCTTAAATAGTTTTCGTTATAATTTTTGAATATATCAGCACCAGTTTTTTTATACTCGCTAAATGGCTTAATTCTATCTTTGTCATAAATAGCATCTGTCATTTCTCGTACTTGATGGTATTGTTTAGCACCACTAAATACATAAACGTTATTTCTTAAGTCATTAAGCATCTTAAAGTCGGGACTATTCCATTCAACATCGGTTAAAGTTTTACCAAATCCATTATAAACACCATTAGTTAGCTTTTCAGCTACTCGTAAATATGTTGCAACGTCTAAAGATTGTGGAGTAATTAAACCACTATAAACACCGATAACAATACGTTCAATTTCTTCATCTGAAAATATGTTAATTGGCGCAGCATTTTGTATGTCGCAAAATGAACACATTATTTATAGAGATTATCTAATCTATCCTTAACGTTTACTACATCGGTAGGATCATTAACTACAACAACCTCACTACCATATTTCTCATCTAAATACTCAGGAGTAAAAGTAAATTTACCAGTTTTAATTAATTCAATATCAATTTTAGACTGTTCAATTAAACTTAAATCATCTTCTGCTTTTACGGTTATTTTAACACCTTCTGGAAATATACCCAAACGTGTCATCATTGGCACTAATTGGTAGTTTAAAACACCTTCAATAAAGAACTCATCATTGTAAGCAACGTTTTTTAAAACACGCTCTTGAACTTCTGCACTACCTACATAGGCTTTTTCGTCTAATGTTCCAGTTTGCCCTAAAATAAGTTTACTAATCTCAGAATTACAACGCTGTATCATCATATCAAACACTTGAAAAGCATCTGAACGATTAGATTCTACTAACTCAATTAAATCATCAGTATCAAATACACCATAACTAGCAACCGCCATATTTCTTAGATATGATTCCATGTTAGATCGTGTTTGTTCATCTCTTACATTAGTTTTACCTATTCTAATAGGGCTACCAAATATCTCTACAAATTCACTCCATGCACCTAATGCGTTTTTCTTCCAAATAACTAAAGGGGCTGCTTTTAAATACAGTCCTAAATCTTTTGGTTTACCTACACCTATACACCAATTATTATAAGGTGGTGTTAAATAGTCAGTACCAGTTAAATCAGCATAAGTGTTAGTTACTATATGAAATTCTGGTTTTACATATTCTCTAGGCACTAATTCAACTGCTTTAAAAGCATCGTTTACAACACTATCAAATTGAATTAATGAATGTCCATAAAAAATAGCATCTAGTGAATAGTCTATAAAATCTCTAAACCATTTCTGTTTAATTATTTTTTCTAAATCTTCATTTTCTTCACCATTCAATAAAACATCAAAATCTTTACAAAGTGTTAAGTTTTTACGTTGGTTTACTGCTGCTGTTAAGTGAGCATCTAATTCAATATTTTTATAAATAGTGTACAGTTGCCTTCTTTGTGGAGATAGTAAAGATTCTGCTGCTGTTACTGCTAGTTTGTATGTTGCAATATCGGTAGCACCTCTATATAATTGAGTAGGCACTGTTATATTTCTTCTAACATCTGCCGTTTTAGGCATATTAACAGAAACATCTTGTATCTTTTTAAATCTGTCGAAAAATCCCATTATATAGCTCCTTTACGATTATAAAATAATTCTGAAGATACTATTTTAAATTCTCCAGTAATTCTATCACTTATTAATATTGTACCATCTCCAAAACTTAATTCTGGTTTAAATTGCTTTTCCATTACCAAAGTTGATTAGATGTTTTAGTTGTTGATCCGTTTGAATTACCCCATCTTATACTTAACCCTTGTTCTGGTAATATTTGAGGTAAATCGGCTGTAATATCTCCACTTGCAACACGTTTCATCCAAGCGATAGCACCACCGTTTTGAGTAGCATTATTACCATCGTAACGTTCCTTTCTTAAATCTGGAATATTACGTGGATTAATACGACTATGTAAATGGTATAAAGTAATATCTAAAAGATACATTACTATTTGCTGGTTTCTATTATCTCCTTCAGTCCATTTAGTATCATCATCTGGATAAGTAGCAGTTAAAGTATAAGCACTACCAGCACTCCAAAACTGAGTATTAGTAGGCAATATTCCAACGGTAGAAATTAAACAAGTGTATTCGATATTGTTGTAATATACAACATCGTTAATTGCATAAGTAGTAGTATTGCTATATTCGGCTTCTGGCAGTGTAACGTAAAATAAAGTTTTATCCAAACAAATTTGTGTCCATTCAGAAACATTAAAAGCGTGTGCAGCACTACCAGCTATTGACTTATAAATATATCCTGCTTGTAAAACGTATTGCCCAGTAGTATAAACAGTAGCAGCACTAAAAGCAGTTGCAGTCCATTCAACTAATTGTTTGCCGTTATAAGTAGCAGTAACATCAAATACTTTAGTATCTGTAAATATCTGATTAACTATGTAACGCTGGGTTAAATAACTAATCATTTCGCTTTGTGCTGATTGCTCAACATCTAGCTTAGTTTGTTGGTTAGATTCGATTATTTGAGCTAAGCTATCCAATTGAATAACACGTAAATAATCATTATCTCTTAAAAGTCTAGCCATTGTACAAAAATATAAACAAATTAGGATTAGTTAATAGTATTGTTACTAATATTTTTAATGGTTCTTTCGTTCCACACTACTTCTTGCTTTAAAAAGTCAATTATTTCATAAGTATCGCATTTTCCGTTTATTTCTAATAAATATTTTACAGCAGCTTCAAATGTATTAAAAGAAGCTATGTGGTCATTCCAACCGCCTAAAGCTTTATAGTCATAATATCCAAATAACAAAAACCTATTTTCCATTACTAATATTTTTAATTAATTCCCTTATATCAATATCTGACAATCCACTACAATCGTTATGGCACTTAAACTCTATTTCATCGACTTTAAAACTTATTTCACAAAAAACAATATATTCTTTGAATGATTCAATAAGATTATCGCAAATGTTTTCATTGTCTTGATATACATTTACTGGTATTTTTACGTGTAGTATTGGTGATGCCATGTTATATCTTATCTAAATCTAATTTAACCTTATTTTCTTTTACCTTATGAACCTCGGCATTTAACATCGCTAATTCTAGTTTGTGCATATCTTGAACGTATGTAATAAAGTTGTATTTTAACTCCTTAATACGTGTTTTACGAGTGATTATGAAGGTATCAGAATGGATTAAAGTATTAGTTTCCTTATCTTCAATAAGGAAAGTTATTGTATTATGTCCATCAATTAGTTCTTTGTGTGATTTTACTTTCATTATAATCTATGTTTAGCGTTTACTGGTGCGTTTCCTATTGGTCTAATATACTGAGTTACATCTCCTTTTTGATACATTTGATATTCATTTTTAAATGCCTCACAAATAAAATAATCGGTTAAGTCGCTAATGTGTCCAAATGGTTGATATGATACACCACTTTTAGCATCTTTAACTTTTGTTTTATCCTTTGTACCATCGCTTGCTTCTTTAGTATTAGTAAAATCTTGTATAGCTTCTTTTAACTCAGGATTAATAATAAACTCAATATCTCCAAAATTACTAAATAATATTGTATTAAAAAAATTACCACGCATAACAACTGAAGGATTTGATTTACCTACCCTCATTATTGGTTTATAATGCATTAATTCATTTTGTATTAACTTAAAGAAATTATGTCCTTTTTCCTGCTTAACATCTTCTTTTTGACTTGTCGCATCTCCGTAAATAAATAAACCGCTTTCATGGTGTGGATATTTACGTTTAAACTCATTACAAACATCCTTAATGGTATTTCTAGGGTTAATACCTAAAATTAAATCTATAAATCTAGGTTTCTTATCTGATATTTGAAATATACCACAAGGTAAATATGGATTAACGTTTTCATCCCAACTAATATGAAGTGGTAAAGTAGGCTCATAATGGCATGGTTTAACGTGTTTATCTAAACTAAAGTATTTATAAAATTCAGCTCCAGTACGTTCTTGTAAATCCCAATTACCTTCCACAAACACTTCGTATTCATATCTAGGCATTGATTTAAGAGATTCTAAATAATCCTTTGGTATAAATGGGTTATCTGTAATTTTAGAAGGTATGTAAAGCCAGTTATCTGGTAAAGTGTTAGTTTTCCACTTATTATAAATCAATTCTTTAACCCAGTTGTTAGCAGGGTTGCAAGTTGCTAAAATGATTGGTTTAGGTTGTTTTTCTATTATTTGTGATCCTGCACGTTCAATACACTTGTAAAAAGTCTTTTGTTGTAATTCGTTTACTTCTTCTAAAAGAAAACCATTAACTTCTAATCCCTTAAATCGGTTTAACTCTTTATCATCTGCATAATTTTCACCTAAGAATATAATCTGACTATCATTGCTAAAAGTAACCGTTTGAGTATCTTGATTGTATTTCTTTACAAAGGTAGTAGGGCAAATTTTAACAAATGATGGTATAGTATTAAGTTTAAGAGTTTGGAGTGTAGAACGCACCACACACCATTTAGATTTAGGGTACATCTTACAAAGTAGTAATAATGCTCCTAATCCTGCAAACGTCTTGCCGCCCCTGATAGCCCCTCCATACATAATGAAGTTATACTTATTACTAAATATAGCTTCTAAAAACTCATCCTGTTTAGCAAATGATTCAAATAATATTTGTTTAGCCATTAGAGTTTAATCTCTACATTACCAATTTTAAACACTTGCTCAACCCCTTCAATTTCCGCTTTCATTTCAACTGCTGCTGGAATTAACTTACTGCAAAGTTTATAAAACTCAGTTGGATTATCTTTACCCCATGCCTTTAAATTAACCTCACTATCTGATTGAAGTTCAGTAAATACAGTAGTAAAAACATCTTTAACTGTTGCAGTAAGTTTATTTGGAGTTCCTTTTGGTCTACCTTCAGAATTACCGCTTTCTCCTTTTTTAAAAGCCATTGTATTTTATTGTTGTTTACAGTAACCCAAAACTACTACAAAAATATCACATATCAAAATTTACTTTAAAAATCTATATCATCATTATTAATTATCAAATCTTTCTGCTTTAGGAAGTCATCATTCTGTTCAAGTGGCTTGGGTGTTTCGAA